CGGCTGCTTCTCCAGATGACCAATCATAATCTCCAAAGTTTGCAGTTTTAACATAAGCACCTTTAACAACCCACTCAGAAACTACATCACCTACGGGTCCTAATATGTTCATTACGATGTCTTTCTTATAGAAATCGGAGTATCCATCACGTCCTGTTACTGATTCGTGTGCTAAACGAGCCCATTCCATTACTGCTTGCGCACCTGATGGAGCAATTGGGTCATAAAGTTCAAGATTCATATCTGACCAGTTAACTTTACCTTTAATTTTACGGTAAAAGTTAATGTGATCTAATTTAATCTCTCCAGCTTCAAATGAAGGTGAAGAAGCTTTTTTGATTAGGTAAGCTGGGATACCGTCTATGTACATTATGAATCTGTTTTGAACCTTTGGTTCAAAAGCGGTAAACATAATTTCTGATGCGTCTAATACTGCCATTTTTTATATTCTGTTTATTATAAATATCTAATTATTAAAAATTATGCTGGAAATGTAGCTCCTGTTGGTTGAAGTGTAAAATCCAAGATAATAAATTCAGCAGTTTTAGTAGGTTGAACATAAATCTGACCAACTAATTGATTACGATCAATTACATCTGCTGTGTTATTTGTATCATCCATTACTACCTTATAAGCATATAATCCTTGTTTTGAAACTAATTGTTCCATATATGGATTAACGATTGATAAGAAACGATTACGTGTTACTGTTGTATTTTGTTCAAATACTAATTGAAGTGATGTTGAAGAAACAAAACGCTTCAAGTTAATTAACAAACGACGAACACTTACACGATCTAATGCTGTAGCGCGTTTTTGTAATGTTTTCTGACCCCATGCTACAACACCCTCACCTGGGAATGTTGCTAATGGGTTTACATTAGCTGAATATAAATCATCACGATCTGTAGAAGCTAATTTACGTTCAGCTCTAATTACTGAACCAATTCCTCCACGATTTAAACCTGCTGGAGCGAACCATTCAGCACCTACTTGATCATTAAATGCATATACACCTGCCATTACTACTGATGCTGGAACCCAAACTGCTTTACCTAAAGTAGAGCTAAATGTTTGAACCCATGGCCAATAAGTAGCACCATAATTTGAAGTTGAAGCAGCAGCAGCAGAAGCAGCAGCTGTTTTAGTTGAACCATAAGCTACTAAATCAACAATAGCAAATGAATCACCTCTACCTTCACAAACTGAAATTGGTTTTGAATTTGTACCTACCATTAAGCCGGGGGTTAATAATAAGTTAAAATCATATTCTTCTTTATTAGTTAGTAATGATAATGCAGCATCAAAATCACCAGTTGTTGCTGTAGTGTCAAATCCTTGGCAGTTAGCCGTTGTAATATTTTCAAAATATAAACCAGCACGATTAGTTGCAGCAACACCACCAGCAAATGTACCAGCGAATGAACCTGAACCTACGATTGGTAATGAGCTTGAATATGTAGTTGCTTTAAATACACCTTCGTTATCTATTGAATCAACATGTAATGTTCCAACACTAGCAACGCGAACATACTCACTAGCTACTGGATATGAACCTGTAATTTGTAAGTAACCACCATCTGTTGATGTGTATACAAGTTTTTCATCTCCAATTACACGTGAAATAAAGTTTGGTTGTTGTGGGTCTAATGATAAGTTAGAGAATGTTTCTAATACATTCTTATTACCTGTTACGTCATCACCTCTACGGATAATTAAATTAAATGTACCTTTAGTATAATCTACACTTGAAACTTCCCAACGAACGTTAGCAGCAGAACCAGAAGCTAAAGCTCCTGCGGAAGATAATGAACTAGTATTATTGGCTTCAGTACCATAATTTAATACTTCTAATGTAAATGAAGCACTAGCTGCTACTGATGAAGTAGAACCAGATACGTTTACATAAGCTTGAGCGTATGTGTTATATGCTGAACCTGAAATGATACGAGTTACTAATAATGAATTACCTCCACCTGAAAAGTATTCCTTAGCAGCCATTGAAGTAAAATATTCGTAATATTGACTTCCAGACTTGAAAGTCTCACCAAATTTGGATTGGTATTCTGAGTAGGATGTAACTACTGTAGGTACTAGTGGTTGTCCTTTAACTGTTGGTCCAACAATTGCTGCACCTGTTACCACTGGGCCACGAGTTACTAAGCT